TCCCCTGGCATTGGTGCATTACCTGTACCGATGTTGCCACCTCCAGCTCCTGTTGGATCTGTTGGCGAAGCTCCTGGAGGTACTCCTCCCATATTTGCCATTGGGCTTTGTTGTCCACTATTGCCTGTATTTTGTTGATTTCCATTTGCCATCCCCATTATGTGTGCGTATATTGCTGCTTTCTCTGGATCATTAATTAATTGATCTGGATCTATATCTAAAGATTTAGCAACTTCTTTTAAACATGTATGCCATTTAACAAACGGTGCTAACGATGGATTCGAAGCTGTCTGCATAAATGTCATTAGTCTTTGTGATCTAACTTCTTTTTGCATTAGAGAAGATGTTCCCTGTGCTTTAATATCTAGATCACCTTTTATTTCTGGTCTATCAATATTAAATTGCATATTCCAATGAAATAAAGATTGTCCTAGGGGCTTTAACAAATAGTCATCAATATTTTTGATAACTGTTTTAATACTTAGAGCTGCAGCACCCATGAGCATAGACATACCCGCTGCTGTTCTAGTAGTTGATTGTACTCCTGTTGTACCATGTGAGTACGAAGGAATACCTGTTGCTTCATCGGCTAATTGTCTAAACCGATCAAACATCATTAAATTCTCTTGTGATGTATTTGGAAACTTAAGACCATGTATTGCTGCCCCAGGTTGTCCACTTTGTCTTCTAAATATTTTTCCAGGAAATACTTTCATATCTTGACCTGGTACTAACATAGTTTCATCTACATCAAATACTAAACTTCCTGATAATGCTAAGTTATCAATTGCCATTCTTGCATGACCATTCATAACTTGTTGTGAGTCTTGCATATTTTCTGGAATACCTACTCCAAAAAATTGATATGGATTTAATTCATATGGACATACCATATAAGGTATTCTTTTTGGTGTAAATGGATTTTCTACACATCTTAAAACTTTACCACCACATATCCATACATTAACAGATACAACATCTAACTCATCATCAAATTCTAAATCTAATTGTTTTGCTATTTCTTTAGATACTAATCCCCAATATTCTAAAACTTCAAATCTATTTTTATAAAGTGTTTGTACATTTTCTCTATCATATAAAGAAGCTTCATATCCTCTTGTTTGATAGTTAGGTCCCATTTCTAAACATTCTCTAATTGCATTAGGTTTAAATAAAGGTTTCTTAGCTAATGCTGCAAACTGTTCTTTATTTAATGAATGTCTTTGAATAACATATTCAGCATCATTCATACTAGTTGCATTTGGATCTGAATAAAAATCCCAACATGATACTGCTTCTATTGAAGGTACCACTTTAGATTTTTGCATAGATGCAAGTGCACCAGTTTCTTCATCTGAAGAATATGAGTAGTGTGTTTTTTCAGATGTAAAAGGTCCTTTTAAAATACCAGTACCTAATAAACACATTTCAAAAAACACATGTCTTAAAATTGTAATAGCTTCACTCTCTTCTAATTGATCGTGAATTAATTTTTGCATTTTACCTGCTGCCATATTTGCAGGTTCTATCTGTGGCATTGTTTTTAAATCAGGTGCTGCACCTTCTTCAAAATCTAAATTCTTATATTCTTGTGCTAGATCTTTCATTAAAGATTCAGCAGTAGCACCAGCTGGTAATCCACCACCATCTCCAGGGAATCCATATGGGCTTTCACCATTTGGCTGTTGTGGTTGTGCTTGACCATTAGCTTGTTGTTGTTGAGCTTGTCCTGGTTTTATATGTGCATATTCATCTACACCTTCAGGAACTGTTGTAGGTCTTACACCAATTGGAAATTTACCACTAGAAAATAATACTTCAATAATTTGTCCAAAAGCGGCAAGTACTTTTGTTTTAGTTATTTTAACAAAAACTTTAGATTTCTCACTATCACGGAATGCCATTTCTGGTCCGTATAATCCTCTATAATTTCTATAAGCTTTAAGCCATCTCTTCTCATCATAGAGTCTAGCTGTTTCCGCTTGTTGGAATTTTTCTCTTACAAATCCAACAAATGGATCTAAGTTTTCGTCTTTTGTATCCATTTTATATATTTGATTCTATTTTTTGTTTATCTTTTGTAGTCTCTTTAAAAGATTTTAATTCTTCTCTAGTTAAAGAAGGATTACCACTTATTGTTTTTGCTGTTTCTAAATCAAGTGTTGAAGATTTTTTTTCTCCAGGCATAACTTCTTGTCCAGGTAAATTAGTAACTTTGAATACAGGCTTTTCTTCTTTTTCTTTTTTAAATATATTAGAGTACTTATCAAATTGATTAAATTTACCGTGCTCGTTAGTATATTTTTTTGTATCCATTATTTTTTCTTTTTATGTATCCCCGTAGGTTCTTTTATTTTACCTGATATAACATCTTTTATTTCTTGATCTGTTATACCATGCTTACCTGTACTTAATCCTGGTTCAATTGTTCTAATAGTATCTATATCTTGTTTTTTATTATACTTTTTTAAAATTTTTAAATCACTTGCAGATACATCAGCAACAAGCATACGTTCAGCTTTTGCTTTTAAAGCTGCTTTATCATTACCATAGCTTTTATTTTTTTTACCGTCTGAGTCTGTTAGAGCCATAATTAGTAATCTCTTTGTTCAGCCATTCTAAAAATAGATGGGTCAACTTTATCTTTTTTTCCTGGTTTGTCTGCTGCAGTAGATAAATCACCTTGTTTAATTTTCATATCAGGGTTTATTTCTAATTTAGCATTTTTAGCTTTAACATCACCAGAACCAAGTTCACCGTGCTTATATCTTTTCATCATAGTTATTATCTCCTTGATTATAATAAATTATTTGTTCCGTATTTTTTTTTATAAATTTTCTTTTTCATTTCTTCTGCAGTCCAAACTTTGCCACCTAACATTTTAGCTTTCTCTTTGTAGCTAGCGTCTTTATATTTTTTACTATCAGTTATTTTCTTAAGTTCTTTTTGTGACTTAAGTTTATGTAGAATATTTCCTTTTCTACTCGTATTTGTTGCATCTGCCATTATTTTTCTCCGTTAATTAGTAATCCTTTTGGTCAGCTAATTTAAATAAAGAATCTTGTACATGCTCTTTACCTGATTTAGTAACGTAAGCTCCATCTTTATACAAAGAACCTTCTTCAGATTCTAAGTAATTTTTAGATTGATACTTTCCAGGTGCATGTTTATTAAAGTCAATATTAGTAGCTTCCTGATTTGGCTGTTTGCCATCAGCAGCTGTACCAAGATCTCCTTGTTTTATTTTAGCTTTTGGGTCGAATTTAGTTTCCATTATTCATCTCCTTCTTCAATATCAGATTCTTCAGATAAATCTTCAAGTTCCATTAATAAGTCTTCTTCCTTTTCATGTAACTCTCTGATATCTTCAATAACATCTGCTATAGTTCTTGTTTTCTTTTTTCTTGCCATTATAGTCTCCTATAGTTTTATCTTCTTAATTGATAATACATTTTTTGTAGGGATAGTTGTGTACCCACCACCTTGTTTTATTTTACCATTGTCTTCAAAAATAAAATCAGCCATAACAACAGTTGTTTTATTATTGTGTACTATCCATCCTACACTACAACATATTGCTGTTTTAGATTTTTTTATATCTGGGATATCAGCCCAAGATACATCTCCAACAATATCTTCCCAATAAACCATTGCTAATGTATAAGGAAAATTCTTTTTATCTATACTAGGTAATTTATTCTTTCTCATTTATCCCTTCCTATAATGTTAATTAATATCCAAATATTCTATCTGAAGGGGTAAATTGTACTCTAGGAGTTCTGTTAAGTCTTTCTGCATAACTAGTATGTGTTGGTCTACTCATGCAGCCATATCTTAATGCATCATATGCGTGATCTTCCACATGTGTATTAATATCCTCTGGATTATTATCATCTAATGGAAGTGTTGGAAAAGTTCTTAGTAAATTTCTACAAGTAGAAAAGATTCTAAGACCTGGTTCTTTTTTCTTTTCATCAACTAATTTTAATCTTTTGTGGATTTCTAACTTTCCACTAATTCTGCTTTTAGGAGTTCTATCTGATGGTCTCCAACGACATCCTGCTTGAATCATCGTTTCTGCTATGCTTGGACCTATATCTCCTCTCTTTGCCCATGTACTAGCGTCTAAGACCCCGTAGCGTATGTATTCTCCGTGCTCTAGCTCTAAGACTTTTTTTGCGAAAATATCTGCTGTAATCTTTTGGGTATATAATTCTCTATAAGCCCATAAATTATTATCATAATCAATAGCAAACCATAAGCAACAAGCAGGAGAAGAGTAACCCCAGTCTGCAGCACGAAAACGCTGCCATCCTTTAGGTACTTCAAAAGGTTCAACAACATGAATCTCTCTATTAAATTCTGGAAATGCTGCATTTGAAAACGCATCCCAATTTCCATCTAAAAATTGTTTTCTCTGTACTTCTGGTAAAGATGATAACATTGCATAGTAATCATCTGTCTGCATAAGATACGGATTGTCTTGTAACTTAGCTGGTATAAACCTTCTGGTTATATACTTGGGTCCAGAGGGCGTAACTATCTCTATGTTAAAAGCTGTGTTTGGATCTATAGGATCCACAAACATTTCTTTAACCCATTGTGATCCTACATTACCTGGATTACCTGTAGCTCTCATGTAAACTGGTATTTCAGGATC